TTCTGTTTGTGGCATATGACTTCCATAAAATGTTTTGTAGTGTTTGTAGAAATTATATTTATGTTGACATAACTCAATTAGTTTCTCATCACACATATATGCATTTTCATATTTTGATAAGTGAGTTAAGTCTTCTTCACCTGTTGGTAGAATTAAGTCTGGTTTTTCTTTTTTGACTATCTCGTCATACTGACCTAAACACTCAGGCACTTTACTAACTAAATATGGTCTATCTACCCACTCAAACCCTGCGGCATATTTATCACAATCAGTTCCAATGATTTCTATTTTATCTTTGTATTTAGACTTCTTAATCATTTTGATTACTGATTGTCCGGCAATACCACCGACATAAGTAATCATTATTTTGAACTTGTCTTTTTTCTTTTCAAGTTCTT